AGCCCGTGGTCGTTTGACAACAAGTTCTCGGGACGTGGCGGCTACGACGCAATCAAAGAAGATGATCCCTTCGGCTACATCATGCAGGGATATCTATACTCAGAGTCGCAGGGCATGCCCTTCGGTGGCTGGATAGCCATCAACAAGTCGAGCGGGGAGTGGGACTTTGTCGAGGCCCCAGACAATCAAGACGAGGATCGCAAGACATATCTTGATGAAGCTGCCAAGCGTGTTCACGCCATAGTCACAGACGCTAAGTTCCGGGTGCCTTTCACTTCTGTGCCAGAAACATACACAGAGAAGGGTATCAAGTATGAAACAGGCAACCGCCTCATGCCCAAGACTTGCACCTTCTGTTCATTCAAGGAACACTGCTGGAAGGGAGCGGAGTATCATCCCCGGATCACATCAAAGGCCAAGAATCCCCCGATGACTTGGTACACAAAGCTGGTAAAGAAAGAGCGATGACATGCCTATCATTTATACCAGCACGTACGATCTCAAGTTGCTGGACCTGAATCCACAGATCAGGCACGTATACATAGAAAGTCACGAAAGTAGGGGCGGCGAACCCGCACTGGTCAAGGTGCGAAATATAGAGGGTTCGCTGCCCTTAACTTTGCGTAACAACTATTCCGAATCAGGCTACCTAGCATCAGAGACGGAGGCCCGGGATATCGTACGCATAGAAGAAGAGTTTCAACATATCAATCAACACTTGAGGATGGGTGCTGCTGTATGTATTCCGACGATTCCCTTAAACGAGGAACTGTCACGTTTAAGAAAATATACCCCAAAAGTAGAACAGTATCTGCTAAAGAGGCTAAACTTGGTAAAGGGGGCGTTTCCGCTGCAAGGCTAATGCGAAAACTAAAATTCAGATCACAGTTCGAGTCGAACATCGCCCGCAAACTTGTAGAGCGGGGCATATCTTTTGAGTACGAAAAAGAGCGGGTGGTATACATACCCAAGCCGCGAACTTACACTCCTGACTTCTACTTCCCCGACACAGACGTGTACGTGGAAACGAAGGGCCACCTTGACAAGGGTGACAGGGTGAAGATGCTGCTAGTTAAGGAACAGAATCCGGACCTAGACATACGTTTTGTATTCATTCGCGCCTCAAATAAAATTTACAAGGGTTCCAAGACCACCTATGGTGACTGGGCAACCAAGCACGGCTTTCAGTGGGCTGAAGGTTCTATACCAGAGGAGTGGTGCAGAAATGAGCGATAACGATTTTTTAATAAACATGGAGAGGGCAAGTCTCCTGAAGGATCGATGGTATCTTATTTTCCGACAGGGAGATGATGACGATCATGTATCCATGATGGCATACGACACAACAGAAGAAGACGAAGATGACGAATATATCCCGGCGGGTGCTGTCATTCTGTCAGGACTTGTTGAACTCATGGAGTCAGACTTTGACAGGGTCATGCAGGCAGGCTTGGCTCGTCTGCAGTTCGAGGCCACAAAAGAAGCTATGTCAGAAGAGACGGGCAATGGCGTGGATATAAAGCATATGCCCGACACAAACATCGTCAAGGTAGAATTTGGAAAGAAGCAATGATCAGAGAAAACTGGAATCTCAACGGCTATCAGATGAAAGCTCGTAAGTATGCCATTTATCCGGAACGTATGAAGATCACGTACCCTGCCCTCGGGTTGGCGGGAGAAGCTGGTGAGGTTGCGGACAAGGTGAAGAAGATTTATCGCGATAGACGGGATGATGCTCGTTTCAAGGGAGACATTGCAAAAGAGATAGGAGATGTCCTCTGGTACTGTGCAGCCCTAGCAGATGATTTAGGATACAGCCTGCAGCAGATTGCAGAGATGAATATATACAAGTTGCAGTGCCGTATGAACAAGGGTACGATTGTTGGTGATGGAGATGATCGTTGAGGCACGAGGAGTATATGAAGAAGATGGCCGAGCAAGAGAGCATGGCAAGTATGCAAGGCGCAGCTAACGCTGCATGGGCACAGGACATGGTCAATAGTCCACCGCACTACAATCAGGCAGGGATTGAGTGCATCGATGCCATCCGCGCCGCAACCGGCGACGGCTACGAATACTACCTGCAGGGAAACATAATCAAGTACCTATGGCGCTATCGATACAAGAATGGCGTACAAGACCTAGAAAAGGCGCAGTGGTACTTAGACAAACTAATTGAGGAGATAAATGATGAATAACATGTTGCCCACATCCTATCAGCAGTTTATCCACAAGTCCCGCTACGCACGTTGGCTTGATGATGAACAGCGCCGAGAGAACTGGGACGAGACCGTGGAACGCTACTTGCAGTTCATGGTCGATCATGTCAAAGATAAGCACGACTTTGACATAGAGTATCTGTGTCCCGGTGATGTGGGCAAGCTACGTCAAGCCATACTTAGTCAGGACATCATGCCGTCGATGCGTGCCATGATGACTGCTGGTCCCGCTCTTGCACGGGACAACATCTGTGGGTACAACTGTAGCTACATTCCTGTTGATAGCCCTCGTGCGTTTGACGAGTGCATGTACATCCTGATGTGTGGCACAGGTGTGGGCTTCTCTGTCGAGCGCGAGAACGTGGACAAGCTGCCGGTGATTAGTGACGGCATGCAACCCACAGACACTGTGATCAAAGTAGGCGACTCCAAGCCCGGATGGGCCAAGGCGCTGCGTGAACTGATTGCGCTGCTGTATGCAGGACACATTCCGAAGTGGGACTTGTCTGCCATACGCCCGTCTGGTGCCCGTCTGAAGACGATGGGCGGTCGTGCCTCTGGCCCGGGTCCGCTCGAAGATTTGTTTAACTTTGCTGTACAACTATTTGTAAAGGCACAAGGTCGTCGCCTGTTTCCTATCGAGTGCCATGACCTGATGTGCAAGGTGGGCGAGGTTGTTGTGGTAGGCGGCGTACGTCGCTCCGCCCTCATCAGTCTGTCGAACCTGAATGACGATCAGATGGCACACGCCAAGTCGGGTGCGTGGTGGGAGAACGAGGGACAGCGTGCGCTGGCTAACAACTCTGTTGCTTACAAGGGCAAGCCCGAGATGGGCACGTTCATGCGCGAGTGGCTCTCTTTGTATGACTCCAAGTCTGGGGAGCGGGGCATCTTCAATCGTGACGCTGCCGACAAGCAGGTTGCTCGTAACGAACGTCGCGAGACAGGGCACATGTGGGGCACCAATCCCTGCAGCGAGATCATTCTGCGTCCCTACCAGTTTTGCAACCTGTCAGAGGTGGTTGTCCGTGACTACGACACGCTGGAAGACCTGAAAGAAAAGGTCCATCTTGCGACTATCTTGGGCACGCTGCAATCCACCCTCACTGACTTCAAGTATTTGAGGAAGATATGGAAGACCAACACAGAAGAAGAACGATTGTTGGGCGTATCCTTGACTGGTATCATGGATCATCACGTCTTATCAAGGAACGTCGATTCCGCCCGTTGGCTCAAAGAGATGAAGCTCGTGGCCGTAGACACAAACTGGGACTTGGCAACGAACGGGCTTGGTATTCCACAGTCGGCTGCCATCACCTGTGTAAAACCGTCGGGTACTGTATCGCAACTGGTGGACGCTGCAAGCGGCATTCACGCTAGACACAGCAAGTATTACATACGCACAGTTCGCGGAGACAATAAAGACCCGCTGACACAGTTCCTGAAGGAACAGGGTGTGTACAACGAGCCGGATGTAATGAAGCCAGACAACACGACTGTGTTCTCTTTTGCAATGGAATCGCCTGATGGTGCGGTCACTCGTGATGATATGACAGCCATCGAACAGCTAGAGCTTTGGAAAACGTACGCTGTCCACTGGTGCGAACACAAGCCGTCTGTGACCATTACGGTCAAAGAGGACGAGTGGATGGAAGTGGGCACGTGGGTGTACGAGAACTTCGACGTGGCGTCGGGCGTGTCGTTCCTGCCGCATAGTGATCATACCTATCAGCAGGCACCCTATCAGGACATCGAACGCGAAGATTATCTGGAGTGGCAACAAGCGTACGGCTATCTCAACATCGACTGGCAGGCGTTGTCCGAATACGAACGGGAAGACAATACGTCAGGCTCTCGCGAGTTGGCCTGCACGGCTGGCGTGTGTGAAGTTGTCGATCTGAACGCGGCATGACAGACGGGGGAGACATGCCGACGTGGTGGCAGTGGTGGCTCATTGGGGCTATCACTGTCAACACTGCCATCAACTTAGTTGTGTTCTTTAAGCACAGATTTAAAAATGACAGACAAAAAAAATAAACCCCCGGTATGGAAGCAGGGAAAGGGATGGGTCCAGCATGACCCACCTCGAAATCACCCCTGCTACAAGGAGTGGAGGAAGATCGTTGATCGAAGTACAGATAAGTGACGAAATGCTGATTGCTGGCCGTAGGAAGGCCACTGAGATGGGTCTACTGCATAACTCGATACTAAGGGGCGGCGGAAGCGTAGCAGGCTTCCTCGGCGAACAGGTGGTGCTTTCCGTACTCGGGGGTTCGTGGCTAAATTCGTACGACTACGACATCGTCTTGGATGACGGACGGAAGGTAGAGGTGAAGACAAAGCAGACCTCTGCTACCCCGCTGCCCCACTACTCGTGCAGCATCAGTAACTTTAACACAAAGCAAGACTGTGACATCTACGCCTTCACACGTATACTCAAAGATTTCTCTAAGGGCTGGTTCCTCGGATACCTGTCCAAAGAAGAATACTTCGACAAGTCAGTGTTTATGAAGAAGGGTCAGCTTGATCCGGACAACGGCTACGAAGTACGGGCAGACTGCCACAACCTACCTATTTCGGACCTGCGAACTCACTATGAGAAAACAAAAGAAATCGAAGGCCACCCTGTTTAATTTACAAGTGTTCCTAAATGAAAACGGGGACATCGAACTGGAC